ACATTTAAAGGGTAATGATAGATAGTAATGTGGCAAGCATAAACAATACTCAGCTCCTCTACCGAATGTGTTAACTCAATTGAAAATGAGGAGTTGGGTATATTTAAATAAACAAAGGAATAATCATGAAAGATATTAAAGAGTCATTAAAACTAACTGGCTGGTATGCACTAGGAGCTACTGCCATTGGAGTAAGTAAAGTAATCAACACAGGTAGGTCTATTGCATTAGAACTAAAGAAAGGCACACCTCAAGAATTTGTACGCTATACCAATCAAGATATAGCAAAAACATTTAAAAACAAATTCAGCAAAGCTAACCCTGAAACATAATTAAGGAGAATAATAATGGACAAACTAAAACATTTTATTATAAGTGATATAATAAACAATACAAAAGAAACAATAAAAAGTACAACATTAATAAGTAGTAAAAATTGTTACGTTAGTGTTCATGATACAGAAGTACAACATGGAGATTTTAAACAACAATTAAAAATAGATCTTGAATTATTAAGTGCGTCAACATTGTTCTTGATACATAAAGCTGTTTTAAACAAAAATTAAGGGAAGAAATGCTTCCTTTATGTCTGGCAATTATGCCACTTAACCAAAGTACAAGGAAATAACATGAAAACACTAAAACAAATACTAACAGAAATGAGATCTAAAGCTGTAGAAAGTGCAGAGCTAGGATATAATAATGTATGGATCAGAAGATCAAAGCAAGATCCAGAAAATAGCAAAGCATATATCAATGAAAATGCTAGTATCTCTCAAGCTTCAGAAGATAAAACTACCGAATGGATTTATAATCTTTGGGTAAAAACTACTGAAGAGGGACTAGAAGAAATGGACACATTTGTAGAAACAGAGCTAATACCAAAAGGCATGAGTCTATATATTGATAAAAATACCGAACAACCAATAGAAGTCTTATCAAAAGATCAAGGTTCTGTGAGGTTTATGATAGCTAGGTCTAATTTAGTGTCATAACATCTAAGAAAAGAAGTACAGGGAGAAATCCTTGTATTTCTTTTTTACTAAGGTGCTTACGCACGTTATTTTATTATTTAAAAGGTGCTTCGCTCAGTACTTTTTATTTAAGAACAGATGAACAAGCTTCTGAGTACAAATATAAATAGCTTGTTATGAACATATATGTTACATTATGAGGCGTTTTAAGGGATATAACAAGAAAGTAATGAAAGACAATTTATACTCTGGTTAAGTATAGGTAATGGTCTATTATGACTAACTAAATTACCATGAGGGAGCAGTTTATTTATTTAGACTGCTTCCTTTATTTCTAATAATATAAATGGGAGTTACAACATATGAAATGCGCTATACATCCGTATACATCAATACAATACCAAGAAGTTGTAAAAGAAAAAAGACTACCTTGGTCTGATGAATTTGTAAAAACCTATCACGATACACCATATTGTTCTGATTGCTTTGAAGAATACACAGAAACAGGTGTTTATATTAACAGCTTAACCAACGAAACTAGGAGTAATTATGGAAAACATAAACAAAGCGTTACAAAATGAAAACTTTAAAAAAGTATACAATAAAGAAGCATTATCAGATGCAATTATAGATCTAGGATGCGTACCAAACGATTTAAATAGTATCAGTCAACAATTAGATGATTTGTATTATCAAGCAACAAAAATACAACACACAATAACACTGGTAAATAAACAATTAATACGTGTAATAGATCAAGTAAAAAAAGATTCAGATAAAGCGAGGTATAGTTTATGAGTACAACAGAAACAGATTACATCTTTGATAAACTTTATGAACACACTAAAGATTATATAGAAGAACGTATGAACGACATAATGAGTGATTTAAAAGAGGATTTTCATGTAAGCGAAGATGTGTCTAGAAAATTATTTTACTCATTTTTAGAGAACAAATACAACGTTAAACACAGTTTGCCAAATTATAGCAATACAATAGATAAACTGAATGAATTAACTATAGTAAAAAACAATAAGGAGTCTGTATGAGTAAGCTGGGAACATTTACAGCAGTAGCAAAAGGTGCTAGTTATTTAGGAATGGCATTAAATCAAATGGTAAAACTAGCAGCTCATGGAACAAGGACAGCTGCTGATTTTGTTATTGATAAAAAACGTTATGACGTTGAATTACTTGTAGGTGGTGCTACAATACAAACCAAGCATAATCAATCAGGTGCACAACTATCTAAACTTGTAAGAATTATGGGTGATGTAGGTGTGGAACAAGCAATTATAACTGATGTTAAAAAGGAGAAAAAGTAATGATCATTATTGATATACCAAACTGGATGTTGTACATCTCATGGTTTATAGGATCTAACATAATAGTAGTTATTACTCTTTTGTTATGGATGTGGTTTTTAAACTGGAGAGATACTCGTAAGGAGGCATCATGAGTGAACCTTGGTTGGAATTAGGATACGATATGGATACATACTACAGAGAAATGCATGTAGCTAAAAAACTAAAAGAACTTGAAGAACTAAAAGAAGTAATGAATTTAGTTAAAGAAAGATTAATAACAGTATCTAATCATAAAATAACAAAAAATCAACAAAAACACATGATTAAAAACACAATTAAAATAATAAATAAAACAAAAAAGGAACATGCTAATGGATAAAACATTACAGGTTAAATACAATCAAGTAGAAAATTTTGCTTACGAAAATAATGAAAAATTATTAAACAGAGAACAAGATATAGCAGAATTAAGACTTGGTTTATTAAAAATTCGTTCTCAATTAGAAATGAATCAAAAAGAATACAAAAAGAAACATGTGGATAAAACAGCTTTGTATTGGGATATGGTAAACGATATAAAAAGTATTGTATCAGAAACGCTTAAAATATTATGAAACAAGTTAAAGCTCCAGACAAAAGACCAGCATTAGCTTTTGATTCTCAAGAAGAAGCACAGTTAATAGCTGATTCATTAAATGCGTACCGATACAGTCATGTAGTCAGTACAGAACTCAACGAAAAAATACGAACATTATGTGACGTAGTATTTAAATGTCAAGAAATGTTTAACAAAAAAGAGGAATAAAGGATATGAATAGCACATTTTTAATGCATTGTGGCGGTAGACCAATAGGATTTGACGATCCTGCTTTGTCATTTGTACCGCAAAAAACAAATACATATGAACCAGTATCATTTGGTGAATTGTTGTTAAATACAAAAAAAGTATGTGATGATTTACTAGATATGGAATTTGTAGATCAAAAAATAGCTGTATCAGCAAAAGACCAACGAATGTTTGGACTATTGCAATATAGAAAAGATGAACAAGATCAGATAGGACATGCTGTAGGAATACGTAGTAGTCACGATAAAAGTATGTCTATTGGGTTTTGTTCAGGAGCAACACTATTTGTTTGTGATAACATGGCGTTTACTGGTGAAGTAACGTACATGAGAAAACATACAAAAAATGTATTTGACGATCTAAAAGAAAAGCTAGTAACTACAATATATAATAGCAAAGATAAGTTATTTAATATTGAACAAGACGCTGAAAAACTAAAAAATATCGAAATAAACAATGATGATGCATATGCGTTTATTGGTAAAGCGTTAGGACACAAAACTCTACTAGCTAGACAAGCTCAAAAAGCTCTTGAACATTGGAATAAACCACCTTATGCAGAATTTATGAATAAGGATGCTTGGTCATTATACAATGCTAATACAGAAGCTCTAAAAAGTACACAACCTAATAAGATAATAGAAAAGCATATTGATCTACATGATAGAATATTAGATCATTTTGGAATAGGTTAATTATAAATATGGAAGCAGTGCATCCTCATGTTATTACTTCGGTTAAGAGACTCCGCATCTCTACACTTTGTACTGCTTCCTTTATTGTTAGTTTAATCACCGATGAACAGAACGATAAACAAATAGTAATTATACTATTCTATCATAACTCTGTAAAAATGCTGGGCAATAATCTTATGACGATAAGTATGCCAACTATAAACACACACGGTTACAGAAACATTTGCGTTTCTAGGGGCTAATTAAACTAATACAAAAAAGGATAAAAAAATGAACAAACCAACAAAAACAAACATTAAAAAAATCTTTAGTAATACTGGAATACAATTAACACCTGATTCTACTGAAATGATAGAAAGAGAATTAGTAACTGTTGTAGAACGTATGGCTAAACGATGTGTAGATGGCAATTTAAAACGATTAACACCAGAGCTATTTTATGTAGCAATGGGAAGGTTAAACTTATAATGAATAAAGAAATTATGAAACTTATTGAACGACGATTGGAAAAAGGTAAAAAAGAATACAATGAAGAACTTAATGTTAATGATGGTCGTGATTGGTTAAAAGAAGCATTGGAGGAACAATTAGATGGAATGGTTTATATAACAGCAAAACTACTTCAATTAAAAAAAGCTGAAACTAAATATCAATCTTTAGATGCAAAATGGAATGTATTATTAAATAAATCTGAAGAAATAGAAGATTATGCTAATGATATACAACAAATGTCTGAAGATCTTAGAATTTATGTAAAAGACATTACATGAAAACTAAACAGCCAGAACTAACGAGCTATATGATGTAATACTAAAAGATATGGAACAATACAAAATAAAATAACAATAGGAGTTACAATGAAAGACATGAGTATTCATGAAAAACTAAATGTAATACAGACCTCACTAAAAGTAGAAAAAGGTCATACAAATAACTTTGGTAAATATAACTACAGAAATTTAGCAGATATATTTGAAGGAATAAAACCATTGCTAAATGAAACTGGTTGTTACCTTACTGTATCTGATGAAATTGTAGGAGTTAATGGATTTAACTATATCAAAGCAACAGCTACTTTTGGTGATGGAAACGATTCTATTACAACCGAAGGATGGGCAAGAGAAGCTGTAAACAAAAAAGGTATGGACGATAGTCAAATAACAGGTGCTACTTCTTCATATGCAAGAAAATATGCTTGTAATGGTTTGTTTGCTATTGATGATACAGCAGATGCAGACAGCATGGACAACAGAAAAGAAACCTTAATCAATGGTAAACCAGCTACAAAAGGACATATCACTGTTAATCAGAATGTAAAACTAGAACGTTTAAGCAGAGATCCTGTTTTTAATGGAACAGATATGCCTAAAAAAGTACGTACTTTAATTGACGATAATGTAACAGAAGAACGTGCTCAACAAGCTATTGATAAAATAAGTAAACAAATAAAAGAACTACGTAAACAAAATAAAGGAGTTAAGTAATGACTGGTGGATTTGAAACAACAGGTACAGTTAAATCCGTACAAATAGAATATGATGCAGAAAAACAATGGGGAACATACAATCCTACATTTGATATGTTTCTAACCATAGAATACAATGATGGACAAGATTGGGATAAAACATTAACTATTCATGGCAATGTTAAAAAAGATCTTCCTATAACAGATCCTAAATCTTGGGGTGCTGGATTTAAAGTACGAACATTTTTTGAAGCTGCTTTAAATAAAAAGAATCTGTTGATGAATGATGATTACACACTTCCTGAATCATGGTTAGATGATGTCGTTGGTAAACAGTTTATGGTTTGTAGTTATAAAACAAATAAAATGAAAAAAACTGGTAAGCCTTTCTGGAACACGTATCAAATTGTTGCTCCAGCAGGATCACCAGCAGGTACATTAAAGAATAAAGTAATTAAAGATGTGCAAGATGGTTGGATTAAAGATGCAGCAGAAGATGATGGAACTTCTTTTGTAAATGCTATTCCTAAATCTAATCTAAGAAAAGCAAAAACAGAAGCTAAAGTTAATGTTGACACAAGCTTTGACATTTAATTATGAAAAAGCCAACTGTAAGTCACATTATTAAAGAATGGTTGAGTAACAGATTGGAAAGTGGTTTAGATACAGTGGCATCCCACGAAATCGAAACTACATTAGTCGAGTATGGCAAAGAGTATTGGGGGAGACAACATTCCCCCAGTACTTGGAGCAGAGCTTGGAGAACATTAAAAGCTGGAAACGAACTCGATGAAATAGATGTTACATCCATTGAACCTATTAACACTGAAAGTGCGGAGACTACATGGAGAATAAAAACTGGTACATAGAATACGCAACTGGCAGTATTAGTAATCGTAATCAATTGTGCAAAATAAACGAATTTGCAGAAATAGCAAAAAACAATATCGGTAAAGAAATATATAGATCTATGTTTTTATATGATGAGACTATTGTCGATTTTGTATCTAAAAATCAAACAGTAGTTGGTTTTAATGGCGTACAAAGTATAGATAAACTTGTCGTTGATGTTGATTACATAATAAATGATAACGAACTAGGAAACCAAACACGTAAAAAAGTAATGGACGTGGTAGATGTAATGGAAAAACTAACTATAGATCCTATACATTATAACCTTTGGTTTTCTGGTAAAGGTTTTCACATTCATTTAGCAAACGTATATGAGTTTAAAGATTCAAATCAAATAGCAAAACAAGTACGTGCAACTATGCAACGTGACTTTGGAGAGCATATTGATTTAATCTATGATAGCAGAAGACTTATACGTGCTGGTTTTTCATTAAATAAAAAAACTGGATTATATAAAATTCCTGTTTCTTTTGAAGAGCTAGAAACGCTTAGTTATCAACAAATTGCAGATTTAGCTAGAGAACCTAGACAAGACTACAAACCACATAAAATAAAACAAGAAAAACTAGACGCATTAGAAGCAATGGACATGAGTCGTAAAAACATTGCAGAAGTACGTAAAGTATTTGATAATGCTAAAGGTGAAACCACTCGTTTTATTACATGTGCTCAACACATATACAACGCTGGACATGTACCAAGCAAAAGACATAAACACTTATTAGCTCTCGTGAGCATATGGCGTAAAAAATACGCATTTGATAAAGTTGGTTGTGATTTTCTTGCTCGTGCATATATGTCAAACATGGATAAACCTTTGCCTTCTGTTGAAGTGAGTAAGATTGTAAGTGATGTATTTAAGAATGATTACTATTATGGTTGCAATCATCCAGATCTACAGCCATATTGTGATAGTAAATGTATGCTATATAAATACAAGAACTTAGATCAAGAGGCAAACGTATTAACAGCAGAAGATATGATTAACAATCTAATTGACCATTATCAATCTGACTATACAAATAGGCAATTTGATCTAAAATTAGTATTTCCATTTATGCAACAATCGCACTTGTTTACTACAGGTCAGTTAATAACATTAATTGGAGACACTGGATTAGGTAAAACTGCATTTATTAGTTATTTGATAACACAGTTGCCACATCTTAAAACATTATTTTTATCATTAGAAGTTGATGAATTTACAATGTCAAGAAGACTATTGCAGGCTTCTTTAAATAAATCAAAACCTGAAATCATACAATTTCTAAAAGATAAAGATATGGATTTAATACGTAAAGCAAATGAAAAGATAGATCATATTAAACTTGAATGTAGTAGTCCAGACATACAAGATTTAGCAAGTCATGTGTCAGAACATGAAGCTAAAATATTAGTAGTAGACACAATAGATCGTGTTCCTGCTAAATATGCTGGTAAAGACGATTTTGCTAGGCAGGAAGTAATAGCAAATGGTTTAAAAGATCTAGCAATGCAAGAAGATATAATGGTGATAGCTGTACATCATATTTCAAAATCAGCCTCGTTTAATCTAAAACAAACTAACACTTTAGATGTGCATAGTGGTAAAGGCAATAGTGCTATAGAACAAAAATCAGACCAGTTTATCACATTTACAGGAAAGAATCCACGAGGAAAACAACGTGTTGTAAAGTCTGTCAAAGCTAGAGACGAATCTACATTTGAGATATTACTCAATTTTGATTGGAATACATTTACTTTTGACAAAAGAAACTAAAAACTATAAGGCACAGACTAGCAATTTGTGCCTTATTACACATACAAAGGTATTAAAATGGCTATTGTAGAAATACATATAAAAAATAACATAGTTGAAAAAGTATCTGGAGAAGATGCAGTTGTTTATATACATGACCACGATACAAAAACTACAACAACAATGTTATTTAAAAAACAGGAACAAAAATATGAACAACGGACACGTACTAACTCTCTTTGGCTTTCCGATATTAAAGAGATTGTTAATAAGAAATAAAGAACATACAACATATAAAATAACTTTATTTAGAATCTTTATGATTAGTGTGGGATTTTCAACATATCAAGGAGAAAACATACACGTAATGCTAGGATTTACTAGATTAGAGTTATTTACTTCATTTACAATTAAAAATAGGTGGTTACGATGAAAATACCAACAACAAAAATAAAACCAATGCCAAAAAATAAACGCATGGCTAACCTTATAGAGCATTTAGCAAATTTAGAAGCTGCTGATTATGATAGATTAAGCAGTGATGGAAAAGAATCATTGGGAAAAATATGGAATTTATTAGGTATGCCTAGTCAAGAAGCATTAAATAAGGATAAGAAATAATGAGTGCTAAATCATCAAAAGCAAAAGGTAGAAGATTGCAAAATTTAGTACGAGATAAACTTAGATCTAAATTTACTATCTTAGAAGAAGATGACATTAAATCCCAAACAATGGGAATGACAGGAGAAGACATAGTCTTGTCTCCTGCTGCACGAAAATTAATACCGTATTCTATTGAATGTAAAAACGTAGAAAAACTAAACATCTGGAAATCATTAAAACAGGCAGAAGCAAATGTACATAAAGATGCAACTCCTGTATTAATCATTACAAGAAACAACACACCAGTCTACGTAGTAGAAGATATAGATAAATGGTTAGAAAGAATTTAAAGATATGACAGTCTTTAAATACCTTTTAGTCCAATTATAGCTTAGCTTAGGATAATAGGTTAAAAAGGTAGCAAATGAAACAGTAAAGGGCACAGGGTTGGCGTCTTAGTGCCCTTTATAAATATTTAATTAAGGAGTAAGTAAATGCAAAATAAAATATCAGAAGAACAATTATGGGAAAAATATGATATAGTTATAGATGCTTTAGATAAAATAATAACAACTCACGCAGATAGCGGAACACTTAAAAATATAGCTAAAAAAGCAATAAAAGATTCAAAGTTAATACTAGGTAATTAATAATGGAATATTATAAACATAAAGAAAATTGGCTATTAAAAGGGGAAGTGCCAGAAAAAAGAAAAAAAAGTAATAAAAAATACACATTAAAATATTGCATTAAATGTGAAAAAACATGGGAAATAGACTGTACAAGAACAACAATGAGATATGGAAATTTACCTACTTATGGATTAAAAAGAAAAACTTGTAAATATTGTAAAAAGGAAAACAAATGAACATTGCAAAACTAAAAATAGATGAAAGAGGAAGAATAAGCCTTCCACTTCAATTTCTAAAAGCTAACAATATAACACCAAATGAATTTATGGTACTAATTAAACCAACTAATTCTGATTTTATAAAATTATATTTTGAAAAAAAGGAGAAAAAATGACACCATATATATTATATGAAATAGCTACAACGCAAGTATTTGATAATTTGTTTATTGGATTTTGCATTGTAATCTTTTACTATTTAAATAAAATGGATAGAAGAAACTATCATAGTAAATAACGTTAACTAAACTAAAGCAGGAAACAGTAGAACACGCTAGCCTTCGACCTTTCCTGCT